ACCGGATGGCCGCGCGATTTTTTTAAGTGGTGAGTCCAGAACGCACGACGATGCTCCCTCAAAGCTTAGATAACGCTCCCGCACACTATAAGTACTTTGCGCACTAAGTTTCAAATTGAAACATGTGGGATCCACTAGTAAACGAATTCCCGGATACGGTGCACGGGTTTCGGTGTATGCTTTCTGTGAAATATTTGCAACTTTTGTCGCAGGATTATTCTCCAGATACGCTTGGGTACGAGTTAATACGGGATTTAATTTGTATTTTACGCTCCCGTAATTATGTCGAAGCGAGCTGCCGATATCGTCATTTCTACGCCCGCGTCGAAAGTACGCCGGCGTCTGAACTTCGGCAGCCCATACACCAGCCGTGCTGCTGCCCCCATTGTCCGCGTCACAAAACAACAGGCATGGACAAACAGGCCTATGAACAGGAAACCCAGAATGTATCGGATGTACAGAAGTCCGGATGTTCCAAAGGGTTGTGAAGGCCCATGTAAGGTACAATCTTTTGAATCTCGACACGATGTCGTTCATATTGGTAAGGTAATGTGTATTTCTGATGTTACGCGTGGAGTCGGTTTGACCCATCGTATAGGTAAGCGTTTTTGTGTCAAGTCAGTTTATGTTTTAGGTAAGATATGGATGGACGAGAACATTAAGACCAAGAACCATACGAATTCGGTGATGTTTTTCCTTGTTCGCGATCGACGACCGGTAGATAAACCTCAGGATTTTGGTGAGGTATTTAACATGTTTGACAACGAACCCAGTACAGCAACTGTGAAGAATAGTCATAGGGACCGTTACCAGGTGTTGAGGAAATGGCATGCAACCGTTACGGGTGGTCAATATGCTAGTAAGGAACAGGCTTTGGTCAAGAAGTTTGTCAGAGTTAACAATTATGTTGTTTACAATCAACAGGAAGCAGGGAAATACGAGAATCATACCGAAAATGCGTTAATGCTTTATATGGCTTGTACTCACGCTAGCAACCCTGTTTATGCTACGTTGAAGATCAGGATATATTTCTATGACTCTGTAACGCACTGATATTAATAAAGTTTGAATTTTATTTCTGAATATTGATCTACATACATCGTTTGTTGGATTACATTGTACAATACATGTTCTACAGCTTTAATAACTAAATTAATTGAAATTACACCGAGATTGTTCAAATATTTGAGGACTTGGGTTTTGAATACCCTTAAGAAAAGACCAGTCTGAGGGTGTAAGGTCGTCCAGATTCGGAAGGTTAGAAAACACTTGTGCAGTCCCAGAGCTTTCCGAGTGTTGTAGTTGAACTGGATCCTGATCGTGAGTATATCCATATTCGTCGTGAATGGACGGTTGACGTGGCTGATGATCTTGAAATAAGAGGGATTTGGAACGTCCCAGATATATGCGCCATTCCCTGCTTGAGCTGCAGTGATGGGTTCCCCTGTGCGTGAATCCATGGTTGTGGCAGTTGATTGACAGATAATAGCTACACCCCGCATCAAGATCTACTCTCCTCCTCCTGATGCGTCTCTTCGCTTCCCTGTGCTGTACTTTGATTGGTACCTGAGTACAGGGGTCCTTCAAGTGTGATGAAGATCGCATTTTTTACCGCCCAGTTTTTTAGTGCGGTGTTCTTTTCCTCGTCTAGGAATTCTTTATAACTGCCAGTGGGACCAGGATTGCATAGGAAGATTGTTGGTATGCCGCCTTTAATTTGAACTGGCTTCCCGTACTTTGTGTTGGATTGCCAGTCCCTTTGGGCCCCCATGAACTCTTTAAAGTGTTTGAGGAAATGCGGGTCGACGTCATCAATGACGTTATACCAGGCGTCGTTACTGTAGACCTTGGGACTCAGGTCCAGATGTCCACACAAATAGTTATGTGGTCCCAATGACCTAGCCCACATCGTCTTCCCCGTACGACTATCTCCCTCAATTACTATACTTCGAGGTCTAAGGGGCCGCGCAGCGGGATCGACAACGTTATCGATGGCCCAAACTTCAAGTTCTTCTGGAACTTGATCAAAAGAAGAAGGAGAAAAAGGAGAAACATAAACCTCCACAGGAGGTGTAAAAATCCTATCTAAATTACACTTTAAATTGTGGTATTGAAAAATATAGTCTTTCGGGAGTTTTTCCCTTATAATTGCTAAAGCTGCTTCAGCTGAACCTGCATTCAGGGCCTCTGCTGCTGCATCATTAGCTGTCTGTTGACCTCCTCTAGCAGATCTTCCGTCGACCTGAAACTGACCCCAGTCGATGTAATCATCGTCCTTCTCGATGTAGGATTTGACATCGGAACTGGACTTAGCTCCCTGGAAGTTTGGATGGAATTGGGTGGAGTTATTAGGGTGAGTGACATCGAAATGTCTGGGGTTTCTGAACTTGGCTTTACCTTTGAACTGGATGAGGGCGTGGATATGCAGAGACCCATCTTGGTGTTTCTCTTGTGCTACTCTGATAAATAATTTATCAGATGGGCAATTTATTGAACGAAGATTGTCGAGCATTTGCTCTTTGGGTATTGGGCATTTTGGATAAGTAAGGAAGATATTTTTGGCATTTACACAGAAAGAGCTATTACGAGGCATATTGAATTGGGGACACTCAAAACTCTGAGGAATGGGGAACTCGGGGGACGCATTTATAATGGTGTCCCCAAATGGCAATTTGGTAATTCAGAAAAGAAATTTCAAAATCTCCCCGCTCCAAAAAGCAGCCATCCGTATAATATT